CCAGTTGCGGTAAACGCAATGATGTGGGAAGGAAACTATGCCCCACGATTCTATAAGAGGAAGTAAAGATGAGTATTCTTGGATTCTTTGGAGCAAACGATAGGAACAAAGAAAAGATGGACGCTGAAAGAGGCGCATCTAAACGAGCAAAGCAAGAGTGGGAAATATATGAAGCAGAGCGGATGGGCAAGTATGTTTTCGAGAGACAGCAGTACGAAGCTCAGGTTCAAGCCAATGAAGATAATACAAGATTTCAAGAACGACAAGTTCTAGAAGATTACAGACAAGGTGTTGAAAGACAAAATTTTGAATTTAATTCAGCTACCTGCGTATATGATGAGTCAGTCAAACAAGCATATAATCAAAAAGCTTATAATAAGATAGCTGAAAGTGCTGCATATGCAGAACAAGACCTGAAAAGAAAAGATGATCTTTTGGCGGTAATGTTCGATGAAGCTGATACAATTCTAGATTATAACTTCAATACAACTGGTCTAAAAGTAGATCGAAGTAACAAGCTTGTTCAAGCAGACTTCAAAGATTCAGAAATTGAAACTAAGTATATTGGTGATTTAGGTTCTTACGAAATTCAAAGACGTAAAGCACGTAGTGAAAGCCAGATAGAAGCTCAGAAAGCAATCATCGAAGGTATGAAAGCAGCTGGGACTATTAGAGCAAAAGGTACTGCAGGCAGGTCATCAGCTAAGGCTGTACTGGGTGTGATGGCTGAATCAGGTGCATTACGAGCAGCGATTGCAAATGGCTTGATGTATGCCGAACAGGGCGTCGATCTAGGCATTGCACAGCTAAAGGATATGTTGATCCTTGATCAGACAATGGTATTAGCTGCAAGAGATGCTGCTAATAATGACTTTACATTAAAAGATAGCAAACTAGATGCATCCTTTGATGTGGATAAAATTAAAATTTCTGCAACAAGGCAGAGCATTAACCAAAGAGACGCAATTGTAAGAAAGAATATTGCTAACGCTAGACGACAAGCAGATATGAATGCAGAAGCGTCAATGATGCTCGAACCACAACGTCTACCTGCACTTACTAATCCAGCAGAGTTTTACGCAGAATACGATAATCCTGAAACAGAAGATTACGTAGAAATGTTCTTAAGACCAGAGGTTGTAGAGTTCCCTGAATACACCCCATCTCTTCGACCAGATTACGAAAGAGATTTCCGTGGAACATTAGGTCGTGAAAATGTAGCGTCTTCTAACTTCGGAGATATTTTGAAGATTGGTGGAATGGTTGCTGGCGCTGTTAGCGGTATAGGGGCAGCAGGAGGATTAGGCATGGCAGGCGGTGGAACCTTCCTAGGAGCAACGTCTGGAACATGGGGAACAATCGGATCAACTTTAGGTAATTTCAGTTCAAGTTTCTACCCAAGGAGGTAAATGGCACAATTTAGATCATCTGCTAGGGAAGGAAGTTTTTCTGATAACCAGTTAAAAGCCCCTAGTACTACAGATAAAATACAAAGAGAAGCACAGCGACAACTGTCTGGTATGGATAGGGCGCAAGCCTTTCAAAAAGAGAACCAAAGAATCTTCTTACAAGCACAGAAACAAACGCAAAGTATACAAGAAAATTTTCGTAAAGCTGCAAGGAGTGTCAGTAAAGACAGCAATGAGGCAGAAGCAAAGTTTACAAAACAAGCTTACGAAAGAGAATTACTCAAGAAGCAGAACGAAGATAAATATGCAATAGATACATTTGGAGCACTTAAAGATTTCTCTAAAACTGCATTTGATATTACATCAGGTATTATCAAACAAAACCAAGAGATACAGCAACAGGCAATTAATGAGATTTCCTCTAGATTTCAGCTATCACAAAAAGATGCTTTAGCTGCTAAAAGCGTAGATAGCTCTATCTCGTCTCAACAGTGGCAAGAAACAGAAGTAGTTCAGGATTACCTTAAGCAAGGTAAATCACAAGAGTTTATCAACACAATGTATGATCACCTTGTAAAAGGTGGAGGGTATAGAAACTATATCAACAATTCAATTGTATTGGATGAAACTGGTAGAGCACATGCCAAAGTTGCACTTGAAGCTGTACAGAAAGACATTGAAGATGGATTACCTGCTGACCAAATAGAAGCAAGACTGAATGCCACATTCGCAAAGTTTCGAGCTGGATTAACAATAGACGGTGAAAAACCATCAACCTTAATTCAAAGAAAAGGCTATAACAAGCATCTAGATAAAACAAGAGATAGAGCTGCTACCTTAATTAATAAGGTAAAAACTGATACGTTAACGCTAGAGACCAATATTAAACGTACTAATACTGTCAAAGATGCGTTTAATACAGGTGGTGTAGCGTCAGCAATGGGGCTATTAAAAACTAAATCATCTGCCGGAGCAGTAGATGAAGTTGTAGATATACTCATTAAACAAAATCTAACTGCAGATCAATTAGAAACTATTAAAAAGAATCCGATTGAGATTAACGGGCAGATAGCAACACTTGAAGCATTTCCAGAAGCATACGCAGCAGTTGAAAAGGCTGAAAATGATTTAAGGCAAGAAACCCTACAGCAAATAGCACTTGAAAAAGAAGTACAGCAAGCAGAAGTAGATCTTGCAGGAGAAGAATTATACAAGGAAAAATTTGCTGATGAAGTGTTTACCGATGTTGAATATCAGGAAACTATAGCGTTTAAGGATAATATGTATCCAAACCGCGATAGATCCCAGGATAAGTTGTTAAAAGCTCGCACAATTGACCAAGTAACGAGAGCAGCTGCAAAAGAACAGTTAGATGGGTATCTAAGAGATAAGACGTTATCTGAATCATTAATGGATGAAATGCTGCTTCCAAAAGAATTAGATAATCAGTATCGAAATGATGCCCGAAGATTGGATGAAATACGACGAACGGGTGAGTTTAAAGGAGCACGTAAGTATTTCCGTGATCGTGTTATCGGTGTTATTGGTCAGACAGATAAACTTGTTTTGATAGATGGTGGCAAGCAATCAGATCAGGTTGAATGGTATGCAAATGCAAAAGTAAACCGAGCTGTAAAAGACTATCAAGCTGCTGTAATGGCAGGAGTGGAAAATCCTTTAGAAGTAGTTGGAAATAACTTAGCCGTAAAAGTCGATACTGAATTAAAAAAGCCAGGTTTCGTAAAAGATTTCAACATAATTCCCTACCAAGAGACGATGCGAGAGGGTGCGCCAGAAGCACTGAAAGCCCAAAAAATGGTCACTAGGTTAGCTGGTAAAACCATTAAAGAAAAAAGCAATCCCAATACTTGGGTGGAAATTGTAGGAACTAAAGGTCTTCAGTCAGCATCTAAGGAATTAGCTGAAAAAGGAAACAGCGAAGTATTGCGAATACTTGGTTCTAATTCACATCCACCATTAACACCTTATGAAGTACAAGAAAAAATAGCGGAGGTTAATCCAGACATCGAACCAGTAGAAGTACCGACATACATGGAACTGTATAAGGCATTACCAGCATCAATTAAAAATGTATTAGCTGGCAATACCGCAACATATGAAGCAAAACTAAGAGCTGCTAAAGAAGCACTACAAATCTATGGTCAGCAAACAGGACAACCTCCTGTGAGGTCAACCTTTAGTCAAGCTGCAGTGCCTTTAGAAGGATCAGTTCAAGAGAAGGGTAGGCAAGCTATTACCTACATGACGCAAGACTTAGGTATGTCTGAAAATCATGCATACGGTCTGCTTGCTAATGCTATACGAGAATCTAGCCTTCAAACAACTAACCCTGGAGATAATGGCACAAGTGACGGCTGGTTCCAATGGCACAAAGACCGTTTAAGCAGAGCTAAAGCAGCCTTGGGTGACCAATGGAATAATTGGCAAGCACAAATTCAGTATGCTTTACAAGAAGAAGGCGAACCAGGACAGGAATATCTCAATCAAACCTTTAGCTCTAGACAAGAAGCTGCAGATTGGTGGATGAAATATTTCGAAAGACCTGCACATCCTGAAAGAGATTCAAAAAGGATGCGTGAAATTTTAGGTAATTTCTAAATGAATGAAGAAGAACTAAATCAGATTGAAGGATCTGATGCAGACGAAGAAGAACGTCTACGAATGCAAGTAGAACTTGAGAGGAGTTTGGCTGAAGAGCAACGTCTTGAACAGATAATTGCTCAAGATGCTGAACCCCAAGTTCAACCTCAAGCAGAAACTCAAGTACAACCTCAAGTACAACCTGAACCTACACCTGAACCTGTAGTAGAAGAAGAAGTCCCTGCACAAGCCGTTGCTACCAGTCCATTTAAAAATGAAGATGGTACTATTGATTACGATAAAATCGATAGGTACGGTGCAGAAGGCGATGCTGATGTAATGACAGGGCTAAGGGATTTTCTAACAGGAACAGTAAATCTAATCCCCGGTGTAAATATCAAACAAGCACCAAAGTTTGAAAATGAAGTAGCACAAACAGTGAGAGAAATCTCTTCTGTTATCTTACCAACAATGTTATTAGGTGGTGCGGGCACAACTGGAATAGCCGCACAAGCTAATAAAGTAAAAACCGTAAAGGGTTTAAAACACCTTAACGATCCATTTGTTAAATGGTTAGGTAATACATCATTTAATGCTGGTGCTGGTGCCTTTGTAGATTATGCGGTTCCTATGAACCAAACAGATGACAACCTTTCTGGAACACTAAAGAAATCATACCCAAGAACATGGGGTTGGATTCCAGACAATATCGCTACATTAGATGGTGAATCACCTGATGTTAAACGTGGTAAGAATGTCTTAGAAGGTGCCTATTTAGGCATTGGTATCGACATGATAACGGGTTTAGTTAAACGTCATAAACAAATAAAAGATACACATGACCTTTTACGACACGTTGGTGAAGATGAGAAAGGTGCAGCGTGGTTTAAAAAGAACGTAGAAATAGATAAAACACCAGAAGATGTCATTGAACGATCAGCTGCAAAGCGGTCTACAGAACTGGACGAACTAGGTTCATATAACGTTGATAAGGCAGTAGATCCAAATCAATCAGTATATGGCTATCACGACAATTATGGTTATCAAGAGACTGGTGTTAGGTCTGTAGACGATCTGGGTATTGTTGGTGCATCTATTGATGCTGCACGTATTGACGGAAACTTGGGAACTATCTACGGGCGTGTAGGTAGTGTCATGTCTGAAGGTGCCCTAAAGTTTGCTAATGAAAGCAGTGAAAATGCAAGACTTGTAATTAAAGGACTAGCGTCTACGTTACAAGATGCAGGTAAATACGGGTATAACATTGACGATACAAGATACCTAAGTTTTGAAGAAATCAAAAATGTTGGCGATAAATATGCCAATGATTTCTATGAAATGGATCTACAGGAATTACAAAAGACAATCTATCCTGGTTCAATTTATCAAGGCAGAAATGTATCTACAAAAACACCTGAACTAACTGATGAAGGCTATCAGGGAGTCATGGGTGCCATTAAAAAGTACATGGATGACTTTGTAAATATGGATGAGGCTAGAGCTACTGCTTATACCGCCACTTCAGTTGCAGGTCAAATCAGTGATACAGCACAAGGAATGCGACTGACTGAGGGCTCTGGTTCTATTGCACGGGCACAGGAACAAATCCTAGACCGTGTTGAGTTCCTTATGGCTCAGAAAGGTATGACTTCCTATGTTCGTGGTAGATCCTTGAATATGTTGAACATCTGGAATCGGATGACAACACAAGGTTCTCAAGCCTTTGATAATGCAACCAAGAAACGTCTAGAGAATCTAGTAAAGGGTGAAAAGAACAAAACACTTGCAACTATGGAACGTATCAAGCAGGAAACTGCAGATACGATAAATAATTTGCGAGCAATTAAGGATGAAAATCCTGAGATGCTTGCACCTTTGATGATGGCTTATGAGTTGACTGACGGTAATATTAAAACCATCAGTGGTCTAAATAATTACATTAAGCAATCAACATCAATTTGGAGTAAAGCATTTGTAGACGGTCAGCCTGAAATCCCTTCTGTAATTAATAGGGCATTTTATGCGAATGTTTATAACAGCGCATTGAGTGCTGCATCTACCCCAATTAAAGCAGCAATTTCTGGCACTCATTTGTTGGTAGAAAAACCTTTAAGACATTTTGCTGGTGCATTGATTACAGGTGATATACGGACAGCACGAAGAGCGTTGTATCAATACAGCAGCATGTGGGAAAGCATTGGCGGTAGTCTCGATTATGCGAAGCAGATCATGAAAAGATCCGCTCTTGATCCAAACGTAATTGCAGTACGGGATAATCTAGGTGTAAAAAATCAAGCACAACTAGATATTCTCAATGCATTTGCAAATGCTAAAGCAGCTAAGGGAGATTTTGGGCCACAGATGTTGATGGAAAATATCAACAATATGAATGCCTTAGCAGATCACCCTGTTCTAAGACTTGGTACGCGAAGTATGCAAGCAACAGATGGCTTTGTTCAATCTATGATTGCAAACTTTGAAGCTAAAGGTAGGGCATTTGACAGCATTACAAAAAATGGTGCTGTTCCTTTTAACAAAGCAGAAGCCGAAGGTGTATTTAAAGAGTCACATGCAAAAATGTTTAATGAAGATGGAATCATCACTGACGACGCAGTACAAAAAGCTGCTGGTGAACTTTCATTTAACTTAGACAATGCTGCTAATGATGATGTATCCGCACTAATCAGGCGGATGCCTATATTAAAACCATTCTTACTGTTTACCAAGACACCACTCAACGAACTTAAGTATACAGCTACTTATAATCCAATATCACCAATATTTGGTACATTCATGAAAGACGTGAATGTATTCAAGCATGAATTTGATGATATGGAGATTGATAAGGTAATGGATATACTGACTACAAGAGGAGTTGATGTTAGTGATCCGCTGCTAGTCAAAGGTAAATACAACGAAATACGTGCCGATATCCTTGGAAGAAAGGCACTAGGTGGTCTTATGACAGGTAGTGCAATTGCTTTGCTTATGGATGACAGGCTTCATGGAGCAGGTCATTACAACAGACAAGTCCAAAAAACAAGGCGAGAAAATGGTTGGAAACCAAACTCAATCAAAGGCTTGGATGGTAAGTGGTATAGCTACGAAGGTTTAGGACCAGTAACTAATTATCTCAGTTTAGTGGCAACAATTGGTGATAATTTTGATGTACTAGAAGCTGACATGGTGGGTGAACTATTGAAAGTCACCTCGTTTGTATTTGCTTCTTCATTTGTAGATAAAACGTATATGGCTGGTTTAGAGCCATTTATGGATGTTGTAAGAGGCGATGTAGGCGCTATTAATCGCTGGGCAGCAGGATTCCTATCTGCATCGGCAGTACGTGGTTCTAGTCAAATGGCAGAGATCGCCAGATTAATGGATCCGGGCATGAAGCAAATTAATAATGATCTTCAAGGAATGATTCTTAATCGTATTCCTGGTGGTAAGAGTTTACTTCCAAAAAAATTTGATTGGATTGATGGCACTGAAGTAGGCGTACCAGACAGCTTCTGGGCACGTTTAAGGAACACTTATACTCCTTGGAAAGAAAGTGGAAAAATCAGTGACGAGAAGCAATTCCTTATTGATATTGAATATGACGCTACAGCATCTCTTCGTACAAATGGTCAAGGAGAGAAACTAACTAATGAAGAACAGTCAGACATCCTAAGCATAATGGGACGAGATGGTCTTTGGAAGGAGAGTATCAGAGATGTAATGGCTACTACAACCGGTAAAGAATTTAGAAAAAGTTTCAAAGAAGCAGCAGCTAAAGGTCTTCCAGTAGACACCAAAAATTTTGAGAACATTCATTCAAGACTTGATAGTGAATTACGCAGACGAATGGCTGATGCAACAACAGGTTCTAAATATTTCACCGATGTCAGACGTAGACAGTATGTCCGAGAAAGAACTTCTGAGTATCTAAAGAGAGGGCAGCAGAAAGAAGCACTGAAATATCTGGAATACACAAAAAGCAAGTATGGCATCTAAAGCGTAATGGCAACTACACAAAACACATACACCGGAGATGGTTCGACAACGAACTATTCGTTTACATTTGAATACATCAAACAGGCAGACGTTAAAGTAACACTTGCGGCTGCAGCTACAACGGCATTTACATTTGCCAACGCTACAACACTGTCATTTAACACAGCACCAGCTAATGGAGCTGCTATTCGTATTTATCGTGATACGGATATTACAAACCTCAATGCTACATTCTTCCCTGGTTCAGCAATCAAAGCTGAAGACCTAAATAATAACTTTACTCAGACTCACTTTGCTACGCAGGAAACTGATAATGAAGTAACTGAGTCTAATGTTATCGCTACAACAGCTAAGACAACAGCTGATACAGCATTAACAAATAGTGCTGCAGCTGTAACGTCTGCTAATGCTGCTGTAA